AATCACGCATTGCATCCTCATTATCAAACTCAAAACCATTGTCTCTGACTTCATCAACCGCTTGCATAAATAGCTCGTGATTATATTCACGCATCATGTTTACTAAATCCCATGCTTTGCTGTAATAAATAACATATTGGCAACCATCAGCGATTTCATGAATGCGGTCAGTCACCTCAATATCGTCTGAGTATGAGTCATTAATATCTTCTGCCAAGCGTTGGCAGTAATCGATGTATTCTTTGTAGTTTTTCATTCTGTATAGGTATTTTGGTGTTTGGTTTTTAGTTAAGCCCTGTAATCTTTCGGACTATTTCCCACGCTTTATTACATGGATTGTCAAAGTCAAGACCTTCTTTCAACCATTGGTTATGTATGCGTCTGCGTTTGGAGTAACTTGCGTCTCTTAAATGAAACCTGAAATCATGATGCCAAAAGTAAGCAAGTCCAATATAATCTGGAGTCCTTACTAAAGTTTTGTCGAGTCTTTGAAGTTTTATGTAAGCGTCTGTTGATAACGCTTCTAAGTTAAGTATATCTGTCATGGTTTTATTATTTTTTGAGTGATTCGTATCCTCTAAGGACATTTGATTTTTGACACATGCAAGCATCGAGCCAGAGGAATTGATCCTCAGTGAATATGCCATGCTTATAGAGACGCTCAAAGCTTTCCTCTAATCGCATTAACGCTTCCATATCTTTGATCTTAGCTATTCTTTCAAGTGCAGATTGATAGTTTGATTTATTCATATGCCCCTACCCATTACATAGCTGTCAAGTCGTGTCCAATATTATTTTCATTTGTGGAGCTGTATTAGCCAGACTGATTGATGTTATAATGATTGCTTATGATCGATTGTGAGCGTTTCAAGTGGTAAGTGTGAGCGATTGTGAATGATGATTGAACGCGAAAAAAGAATAAAACTTATACAAGTAAATCCACAAATACACCAACAACGAAAGTATTTGAACTGGCTTTGATCGATAACAAATGAACTAAATACTTATCTATGTACTTATTAAAACCTCAGTCAATCTGCCTAAATCACATAAAAACTGAGCAGAAAGTAGAATAGGTTAATAAATACTGGCAAAACTAGGCAAAACTTAGTCGCACAATATGTATTATGTCCAATACCAATCGATTATTAAAAGGATAGTGCAACTTTAATACATACCCCCTCCCTATAAGAATCTTGCGGGTACATGGGGTTAAATAAACTTCGGGCGTATATAGCGTAAGCCGCTCAGATTTTTCCAACTAAAACTTTTCCGAAGTGCTTACTCTTCGAAGCTATCTACGTACTCTCTAAGACCAGCCCTCACAGCGATCTCTACGTAGTCCTCATCGGTCGCTACCTCTTTGCCCCATTTAACAAGCATATCGTGTGTTTCGTCTTCCATCTCCAGTTCCATCTTTACGTGCATCTCTTCCTCTTCGGATACAATCCGTATGATCGGCAGGTCGTCCTTAGAAGGTAATGTCGATGTCGTCTTCGTCGGTGTCTTCTTCTTCATGGCCTACGTCCTCTGTAAGTTCACCAGTGAATATAACATCATCTGTTTCGGTCAGTACAGACAGTTTAGCGAAGTCCAAGCATCCGGCTATCGTGTAATCGTTAATATCGTATTCGCTCTTAAACCTATATATAAGCTTGGCTAGTTCGTACTGGAACGTATCTGTTTGATCGTTGATGTTCATCGTTATTAATATAACAAAGGTATAGCTATTGTCGAGCAAAGCGAGTAATGGCGTTGAAGTGAGCGAAGCGATCTTCTTCCGAGACGGTTTCATAGGTAAATCGAAGACCGAGCTGTACACTGCTTAGATACTACATCTTTAACTTTTATGCTTTACATACTCCCTTCGGCTGTTACTTTTTATACTAATGAGATTTAGATAGTCGTTGTAGACGTACGTTTTAAAGGTCTCATATTTATAGGTATATAGACAAGAAGATGAGCAATACCTACTAAGAGGTTACATCAGCTGATACTTGCTTTAGCTCGTTATTCCATAAGAACCTTAAAGATACAGCAGCTACATCAGATCAATATATCAGTTGTTTAGTTAGCTCATACATTCGTTCTTTCGCTAACATCTCTTAACTAACAGATTGATTAGTAGTTCATTAAATAAGTTTTTAAGGATAGGTGTGTTTACACGTAAACTTATGTATTTACACTAACTACGTCATCACCTTATATAACAGATACTAAAGGTTTGTTATACCTACATCCAGAGGTTAGCTACAGCTTTGTTATTACGCTTATGAAAGCTATCAGTGAAGTCTTGTAGTTCTTTATGAAGTAGTTCTTGTTGTCTATCAACCATCGATTGGTCAGCGTTAGCAGCCATCTGCTGCGTCCAATAACCAACAGCGATTGATAGAGCGTCAAGACGGTCATCGTGTACTAAGCTACCCTTATCTCTTGTTATCCGTGATAGCTGATACATTAACATATATCTAGTCTGTTGTTCTATGGGGTACGTCAAAGCTGACCTGTAATCATTTGTTATAACTTTAGGATCAACAACAAGTCTATGAGCGTTAAGTACTGGTTCCATTACATCGACGATACGAAGTTCCTTTTGTTTGTTATGTCGTACTTCTTCTATGGTTACTGGATAGGTGGTACGAAACAGAGGTTTAATCAGCTCCATAAACATACCGTCTCCAAAGTTAGACTCTATAACAACGATATTAACTTTGTTATCCTTTGCTATAGCTACCAGCTGTTTCAACGTCTTCTCGTCGTAACCACCTCGTATACCGCCAGCATCAGGGACGTACAGTTGTCCGTTAAGCATCTTTACTACAGCGTACCCCGTTTCGTCCTTACCGCGTCCACTGGGGTCAATAGATAGCACAGAGCCGCTGTACGGTATCATATCACCTACAGTTGAAGAAGGTCTCCTAAATCGATCCCCCGCCAATCCGACATTTGGTAGCTCACGATCCGTATTATCCGGGTCAGATGACCACACAATCTTCTCAGGAGCTAAGTCTACATCTACATCAGATATGATCAGATCGTTTATCTTTAGTGGGTATCTATCAGCATCGCTTAGCTTCGGGTTCAACATGAACTGTAAGGCGTACCCGGTACGACCGTACGACATCTTACGTTCTTCTAAGTCGAGATCAGTGAACCGTAGGGGTTCTGTAGATGTACCTACTGTCTCTTCGCTTATATCGTCCGCTATAAGGGGTGCTAGATCACCTCCGTAGTTGTTAGTAGCCTCGGTGTCGTCTGGATACTCTGAGGGCCATATACGGCTCTTGTAGCCCCTCTCTCGCAGTTTGTTGTATATACTGTCTTCACACTGAGGAGTACCGAGAAAGATGATACGGGAGGTGTCGAGTGGTTTAACGATAGCGTCGAACTCCTTTACTTGTTCATCCAGCTTATCCCTCATACCTTGTGTAGCACTGTTATTAGCTACCTCTACGTCGTCCGCTACGATGATGTCTGCACGACTACCTGTGAGCTGTGACGATATACCGAGGGACTTAACAGAGGGAGCGTGAGACGCAGGGGCTGGACCTACATCAAATGCTATCTTACTGAATCGTTGGTTCTCTGACGGTTTTAATCCTTGCAGTATAGGAATCTCTTGGATGATACGAAGTGTAAACGTAGAGAAGTCATCCGATCTATTCTTACTGGCTGATACAACAAGTATGTTCTTAGATGGATTAAGCAGCAGCTGATGTACTACAAAGGCAGATGTTATCCAACTCTTACCTACTCCCCGGAACGCCATGATAACAGACCGCTTAGGTCCGTGTTGCAAGTACTCCGCTATGTCGTACTGTAGCGGGGTTGGGTCAGGCAGGTTAAGGTGTTTCCAAACTAAGTATAGAAAGTTTCTAAAGTCCCGTAGCTTGGGTGGTATCTCGATGTTGTTCTTCTTCTTCAAATGGTAACGCTTTTAATTGATGGTCTAATGCTTCCAATGGCGTACCGACACCGCTGTCCATAGTAACGTTGTTATCTTTGAGGAACTGT